TTCAGAATTATTAAAGGATTTATATAAGCGAGGGGCACAGGCTGTAGATGGGGAACCTGAATTAGAAAGATTTGGATTTTTCTGTTGGGAGGCTCCTATTGGCTGTGAAGTATTAGATGAAGATGCTGTAAGGCGTAGTAATCCCAATTTGGCCTCTGGAATATTGTCCTGGGAGTCAGTAAAGAACGAATTAGCAACCATGCCAGAGGCAGATGCTCGTAGATATCGCTTAAATCAATTCGTTTCTTCAATGAATGCATGGCTTCCTGTAGGTGCTTGGCAGCAATTACCCTATGGAAAACCATCAAATCCCAAGGTATTTGCAGTGGATAGAACACCTGGTTGGGACCATGCATCAATCGTTGCAGCCTGTTTAGAGGAGGGGGACAAGGTATCTACAGAACTTGTAGCCTCATTTAATAATACAAATATTGATGAATTACTCCAGGCTTGTATCAAATTAAACAAATATGGTGCCCCATTTATTGTTGATTCTTATATAAATCAAGATTTGGCACATGCATTAAGACAACGAGGAATTAGAGTCCATATGGCATCTCATAAGGATTTAATCAGTGCCTCAAATAACGCATATCGTAGAATTATGCGTAAGACACTAATTCATCCAAAAGATGAAATAGTTTCGCTGCAAATGCAGAGGGCAGTGCGTAAAAATGTTGGAGAATCTTGGAAGATTACTCGTAAAGATTCAGGAACTGACATTGATGCAGCGATAGCAACAGTATTAGCCATTTGGTTTGTGGATACACAAAAGGCCCCAGAGCAGATGGTGTTTTAGGAGCAGATATGGGATTTAGAGACAGATTAGTTGAAAGATTAGGTTACTCAGTTGATGTAATTGAGCCATTTGTCCCATCTACAGATAATCGTGCATTACAAATACCAGCAAGAAGCCAATCCATCATTAATGAGGACAAGGCACTTCAATTAATTCCTGTTTCAAGATGTATATCTGTATTAGAGACAGCAATTGCACAGATACCAGTAGAAGTATTTAGAGACATTGAGAAAATCACCACACCAGCATGGTTAGAACTACCTGATGTAAAAAACAACATTAATCAATCAGAATTTATAGGCCAAACAGTAGTTTCAATGGCCCTTTATGGAAATGCCTTCTGGTACATAACCAGGGGACCAAGAGGAATTAACAATGTTGAGTTAATCCCTGCAGGAAATGTAAATATAGAAAAGCAAGATGATGGTAGTTATGAATACTATGTAAATGGTATTAAGACTCCAGGGGACCGCATTAAACACTTGCGTTTATGGCAGATTCCAGGAGATATCTTGGGATATGGCCCTCTACAACGCCATAAATCCATCATTCAAGCAGCATTAGACCTACAAGCCTATGCAGATAACTGGTTTAGACAGTCTGCAGTACCAACAGGCACATTAACAACCACAGAGTTTCTATCTCCTGAAGTTGCATTGGCTAATAAACAAGCCTTTGTTGAATCTCAGGTGAATAGAAGTGTTGCTGTGCTCTCTTCAGGACTCTCCTATGAAGCAATAACGCTCAATCCTGAAGAGGCTCAGTTCTTAGAGAATCAGAAATTTGTTACAAGACAAATTGCCACAATGTTTGGGGTACCAAGCATGTATCTATCTCTATCAGTAGAAGGTTCTGGTCTTACTTACACAAATGGTAATGAAGATAGAAAGAAACTTTATGAAGATGGACTACAGCAATACATTATTAGAATCCAAGAAGCAATCACTGACCTATTACCAAGAGGACAGAAGGCAGCATTTAATATGACTGAGTTCTTGAAGCCAAATACTTCAATGAGATATCAGGCCTATCAAGTAGCGATTAACTCTGGATTTATGACAATTGATGAAGTGCGTGAATTGGAAGGTTTACCAAAGATTCAAATGCCAGAGCCTGTTCAACCACAGGGACAACCAGTCTCACCAGATGGGAATGCGGAACAACCTGTAATTTAAAATAGGTAAATAGGGAGAAAACTAAATATGGAAAAAAGAAGTTTTGAGATTAGAGAGGCAGACTACGACAAGCGAGAAGTTGTAGGTAGAGCAGTTCCTTACAATGAAGTAATTGATATTGGCGGGGGCTATCAAGAAGAATTTTCATCTGGGGCAGTAGATTTAACAGCAGATGTAAAACTTTTCAGGGACCACAAAGAAGTAATTGGTAAGGTCCAAGAATTAGAAGACCGCAAAGATGGTCTATGGGTCAGAGCAAAAATAAGCAAGACCCAATTAGGTGACGAAACCCTTGAACTTGTAAAAGATGGGGGCATTCGTTCATTCTCAGTAGGTTTCATCCCAGTAGTGGATGAGAAGCAGGATAGAAAAATAATTCGTAAGAAAGTTGACCTTAAAGAAGTCTCGTTAGTCGCTTTCCCTGCTTATGAAAATGCTTCAGTCGTAGAAGTACGAGAAGAAGTAAATCAGGAGGAGAAATCCATGGATAACACAAACACAGATGCCTCCACTCAGATTGCAGAAGTTCGTTCATTTGCAGAAGAACTTGAAAGAAAGATTGAAGTTCTTTCAACAGCAAAAGTAGAAACTCCTGCTTCTCCACAGTATCGTTCCTTTGGCGAATTCGCTAAGGCCGTTGCTGCTGGTGATGAGAAGGCAATCAAACTCCATCGTGACTTTACAGGTGGAAAATTAGCAGACAGCATTGTAAACAATGCATGGGTCAAGACAACAATAGATATTCTTGACAAGGGTCGTCCAACCTTTGCTGCATTCAATACTCAGGCACTACCTGCAGAAGGTATGAATGTTGAGTATGTAGTTTTGGATACAGATACAACAGCAGTTGATGAGCAAGAGGCTGAAGGCGACACACTTGCATTCGGTAAAATTACTCTTGACAGTGCAACAGCACCAGTAAAGACAATTGGTGGTTACACCTCTATGTCTCGTCAGGTAATGGACCGCTCATCTGTTGCTTATGTAGATGCAGTATTTCGTGCACTTGCTATCAAGTACGCATCAAAGACCAACAACATGGTCAAGGCAGTACTTGCAGCAAACGCAGCAAACCTCAACACAGGAACAGTTAATTCAAACAACTTTGAAGGTTGGGTAGAAGCAATTGCAAAGGCATCTTCAGATTCATTCAATGAGACAGGACTTGTTCCAGATTTCATGCTTGTTTCTTCAGATGCATTCATTGAGATTGCAAAGATTAAGAATGGAGATGCTCCACTTCTTGCAGGTAACAATATCCCTGCAAACATTGGTTCTTTGAACCCAGTTGGTCTAACAGGTCAACTTTATGGTCTACCACTTGTTGTTGACCCATCACTTGCAGCAGGAACAGTTTATGTTGCTAACCGCAGTGCATTGGTTAACTACGAATCAGCAGGTGCACCATTCAGATTGTCACAAGATGAAATCACAAACCTCACTTCTGACTTCTCAGTATGGGGTTACTTGGCATCAACACTCCCAACTCCAAAGGCAATTACCAAGTTAGCACTTGACTAATTAGATAGGAGTAAATGATATGAACTGGGAAGACTTAAAGGGTTATGTAGGTGCGATAGAAGCAGATGATGCTTTTGTACAGGAATGCTGGGATACAGCAGAAGATTTGATTGCTTCGTATATTCGTAGCACAAAGATTCCTGCTCAAGTATTGAAGCGTTGCTACCTGGAAGTTGGCTCAGAGTTATATCACCGCAGGAACGCACCAATGGGTATCAGTCAGTATGCAAGTTACGATGGAGCACCTATTCGTATTGCAAGGGACCCACTCATTGGTGTGTATCCACTTCTAAATCGTTACATGGTGAGATTTGCATGATTCAAAATGCTTTGGACAACCTTGTAGTTAAGTTAAATGACATTGAAGGTATTGGACTTGTTTATTCAGTACCACCAGCAAGACCACAGATTCCTTCTGTGCTTGTAGAACCCAATAATAACTGGGTTTCTGTAAGACCAGATGAATATGATGCAAGTTGGGGGAGTAACTGGAGAATAACTGTAATGGTTAAACCTCAAGACAATGCATTAGAAATGACTAACTTAATTGCAACAGTTAATGCCATAGCAACAGGATTATGGGAATACGAAGATGTAACAAATATAACTGTTGATAAGCCATTCATCATAGATGTAAATGGTGCAGCAGTTTTAAGTACATACATGAATATTGAAATAGACATGCAAGGAGGAAACTAATATGTCAAGACTAAAGGGTAAAACCATTAAGTTTGAAGTTGACAATGTTGAATACTCTGGCAGTGTTAAGAATGTAACTTTTTCTTCAGAAGTTGGAGAAATGGGTTTCGGTAATTACGAAGACAATCTTGAATACAAGTGCCAGATTGAAGGTTTCCAGGACTACAGTGCAAATAGCCTCTGGTCTAAGTTGTTTGATAATCCAGGCACCACAATTGCCTTGGAGTTCACACCACATGGAAACTCAACACCATCTGCTTCACAACCAAAATTCACAGCATCAGGATATGCGGAAGTAATTCCAACTCTTGGTGGCTCTGCAGGCGAATACTTTGTTTATGACTTGACCATCATTCTTGATGGAAAGCCAAGCAAGTTAACTGCTTAAGGTAGGTAAAGGCAGTGGCTGGATTTACAGTTGCAGTAAAAGGATTACGAGAAGTAGTCAGAAGTTTTGACCAATACGCAGGTGCTGTTGATGACCTCAAAGAAGCAAATGCCAAGATTGGTAGCGTTGTTGCTCAAACTGCTAAAGCCACTGCCCCCTACGACACAGGGGCGTTGCAAGGTTCAATCAGATTTAATCGTGCAAAGCAAAAGATTCAATTAAAGGCTGGTGGAGCCAGAGTTCCTTATGCAGGTGTCATTGAATATGGATGGCCTGCGAGAAACATTTCACCACAACCATTTTTACGCAGGGCAGCATGGGATAAGCGTGACTTTGTAAAAGAACAATACTCAGCAAATCTCAGAGAGTTGTCCAGAAGATATATCGGAGGCAGTAAATGAATATTAATAGTTTGAAAATGAAGGACTTGGCAGAAGTAGAAGTTCTGTCAGGTTACAACATGGACGAATGGGAAACTTGTCCAAAAGTTAAACTCACAATGGCAATTGCATATGTGATTGGTAAAAAGACAAATTCAGAATTGAAGTTTGAAGATGTTGAAAATATGAGTTTAGAAGAGATGCAGAGTCTCGCTGAGGAAAAGTCCCCAAAAGTGACAGTCTCCTAACACTAATGGGGAATTTCTGTGCAGCCACAGGAATACCACCAAGAGAGTTCTGGGAGATGAAACACGAAGAAGTTGAATACATAGTAAGGGGGCTGAATAAGCGAAATGGCTAACACAATAGTCGTAGATATCCTTGCAGATACCCGCAGTCTTGTTGCAGGAGTTAAAGAAACTAATGCACAGTTAGGTGGCTTAGGTAAGTCTGTTAGTGGTATTAAGACTGCATTCA